ACCTATGTATGACCCCGCAGAGGTGCAACGCCTTGTAGACTACTGGAAGCACCACAGCCGCCCCCGCTTGCGTTGGTCATAACGCACGAAACCCCGGACAGGTTCACAGCCTGCCGGGGTTCTTTTATGTCTGTTTGCCTGTATGCCCTCACAGCCCCGCAGAGCCGCCCAGGACGGGCACAAGCCCTACGGGGCTATATTTATACCATAACAGGCAGAAAGCCCGCAGAGGGGCGCAGAGAGGCGCAGAGCGTCCACGCCTGCACCGCAGCAGCAAGACAGCACCACGGGCGGCGGGCGGTCTGTCCCTGTCCCACGCCTTGAAAGCATGGTGAAACCCCGCAGCCTGGGCGGGCGGTCTGCCGCAGGGCAGGCAGCAGGCGGGCAGGGGTTGCCGCCCTTCTGCCCCTTCTGCGACTTTTGAAATTAGTCTTTCTGCCCTTCTGCCCCTTCTGGGCTTTCTGCGATTTCTGTAAAAGTCCCTTCTGCGACTTCTGAGCCGTCATAGGCACTCTCAAGGTATTTCTGCTCAAGGGCTTTCATGTCCTTCTGCTCTCCCAGAGGATTGTTCGGGGTGAGTACCATTTCTGTCTGGTCTTTCATGCCGTCATAGTTCTTCTGCCAGAAAATGCCCGTGACAGGGTTCACCTTGCCGTCCTGCATAAGACCCTCACGAAAAACGCCGCAGAACTGGCGAACTTTTTTGATGAAGTCAGAGCGGGCAGGGTTCCCCTTGACTACGTTCTCCCACTCCCACGCCTGTTCCTTCGTGATACCAATAGCCATATACGCAGCCTGGTTGCCCACCTTCATATCCCATTCGGAACACTTCTGCACATAATTCAAGAATCGTCTTTCCATTTCTGGCACGTCCTGTGTATCCAGTGGCTCCTTCGGCATAATCTCCATCATGAAGGCAGTCACCTTCGCATTGTACCCTTCTGGCATTTCTACCTTCTGAGATTGCATGATAGGACTGTTCTCTCTGGCTTTCACCAGATTCTTAGGACTGCTCTTCTGATACCCTTCTGTTCTTCTGGGCTTTCTGTCCTTTCCTCTTACTCTGGGTTTCTTCTGCTCTTCTGCCATTGTCCTTCTGCACCTCCTTCTGCTTTGCTTCTTCCTGCTCCCGCTTCCATCTTTCTACATAAGACTCCATTTCTGTCTCCTTTCTGCCGGGCATGAGGTTGGTAGGGCAAATTCAATTTTTACAGTAAGTTTTTATAGATACGCGCGTACTAAGAAAACTTATAGTAAAATCTTATTTTACCCTACCATGCCCCTCTAATTTTGCCTTAAAGCTACTCCATAATAGAACAAAACACCCTGGGTAACTGCCTTATCTGCATACCATTCCGGGTGTGCGGTCAGTTCTGCGTTGAATTTCTTCATGCTGCACACATAATACCCATTACCCTTGCACCACATCTTGTAGTTATCATAGAGGGACTTCGCACGGGTCTTACCTTCTGCGTTACGCTCACACTTCTCTTCCAGAAATTGCAGTACCAGGTCATTATCCTTCTCATACTGTTTAATGACCTTCTGCATACCCTGGGACATTTTCAGCCCGAAGCGGATATACTTGAAGTAGCCTGCTACCAACCATGTGAAAATCCCCCGCATTGCTTCTGGGGTTTCAAAGTAGTCCTTTAGTCCCTTGTCCTGTTCTTCATCAGTGAAGTGACGATTGAACTCAATGACACGCACACGGTCAGACGCAAACAAAGACTTATCCTTTACCGAAGGGAGGTCATTACAGGACAGCCACATAGTAAACTGCGGCTTGAAGGTGATAGCTGACTGATACAACTCACGGGCGGTAATGTCCTCACCACCTGTGTACTGCTTAATCGTAGCTTCATCCAGTTTACCTGCGGTATCTGACTCACTCATGGTAACCATACGCTTACCTTTCAGCTTTGCCAGTACCGGGTTCGCTGCTTCTGCGTTCTTTTGGCGGTCACCACGGCAGATAAGTTCTACGGGAGCCACGGTTGAATAGTCACCAAGCAAGTGCTGAATAGCGTCAAGCATGGTGCTTTTGCCGTTACGGGTGGTCTTGCCATGGAGGATGAACATACATTCTTCCTTGCTTGTACCTAAGATTGAATAACCCAAAGCCCTCTGCAAGTAGTCTGCCTTGTCTGCTTCGTTCTGGGTAACTTCCTTGATGAACTGTTCCCATCGTGGGCAGGTGACTTCCTGCAAGGTGTATTCAAAATTGGTCTGCATAGTCAAGAAATCATCCCATCTATGCTCACGGAACTTCATGTGTTCCAGGTCATAAGTGCCATTCAGACAGTTAATCAGATAGGGGTGAGTGTCAAACTGTGCCGCTGCAATCTTCATGCTATCCGCAGCGTCCTTCATAAGACGGTCACGGAAGCGGCGGTCACCCATCTTCCCCACAAAAGCCATGTACTGCTTGCGCTTTTCCTCATCAGTAATCTCTCCGCAGTACAGAGCCATGAGTCGCACAAACTCTTTAATCTTTGCAGAAACCAGAAGCGCACCCACATCCTTGTGCCACTTGCCAGTCTCATAGGTGTACCAGGACTTTGCTTCTGGGCAGTAGCGGGTGTCATTCTGATAGCACTCAGAGAAGAGGTCAGCCATGCCCGCTTCATCCCAAGAGTACCCAGTGGAATCATCCTGGTAGGCGGTTTCTGGGTGGTGGTCTTTAATGTAATACAGCTTTCTGCTTATGTCCTCAGAGGTAATGTACCTGCCATTGGACAACTGAAATAACTCATCACTCACTCTTCTGTACCTCCTTCCTCTCTTTGTACTTGTCGCACTTCGGAGTGCAGCTATAACATAAATCGTATTTCAAATCGCAACACAGGTTCCAGTCACCGCCACCAATGAAGTGTGAACAGGTTGCACAGGTGTCTTTCTCACCATTCATCGTCATAATCTCCTTCCAATGTATTGTGAGGACAGCCAGGACAACTGCTTACCCACTCTCCGTTCTCATCCAAATGGTAGTCATCACCGTATCCTCCGCATTCATAGCAATAATCGTAGTCATCCATGGTTCTTTTCCTCCTTCATTATTTCTTCCCAGTCGGGTTCTGGCTCTAACGGACATTGATACCACTTCTCAAGTGAAGGACAGGTACATCCCAGGTCAGAGTCATACCAACCACACCTGCAATCAAAGCAGGGATTTCCAGTTTCTCTTCTCATCGTCTGTACCTCGTCACGCTTTCTGTAATGGTTTGCAGTTCCCGGTCATCAAGCGGCGGCTTGCATTGAGTCATGTTGACAAATTTCAGTTCCGCATAAATCTGTGCCGGGGTGTAGCCCGTGTTGTGCATTGCTCCCGCCAGAGAAGTAAGGGACAGATTTCTACCCCCGGAAGCAATCGGCGGGTAATCGGGACGAACTGGAATCTTGCCGCCCTCTGGCTTATTGAACTTCGGAGCGTATATCTTCTGTACCAGTGCAGACTTCCCGCCGTTCTTTTTCTCAACCTCTTTGAAGTACTTCTCCACCACATAATCAATGGCTTCCTGGTTCTCAATGATGGTTGGAAAAATAAGCTGCTTTCCGGTCATAATGAAGAACCTGCGGGCTTTGTAAATCTCAACACCTGCAAGGTTGTTCTTACCGTGGAAGGGAAGTGAACCACGCAGCAGGATATGTACGCCACGTCCGCTTCTGGACTTCTCTGTGTAGGACTTGCAGGCAGTCATAATATCGGCGCAGAGAGGGGTCATAAGACCATCCTCAAAGCCTGCGTCAATATCAATACCAACCAGTCCGTTATCTGCGAACACAAATCCCAGGTTATCATAATAGCCGTTCTCTACTGCCCACTCTGCCTGCTCAAAGGAACTCCATGTATCCGGGGCAGTAGAGGAAGCGGCTTTCTTCTCAAAGGCTTTCATGGGAATTTTGGAGTTATCCCAGGCACACACCCACTGATTCATATTCTTTAATTCCTCTGGTATTTTGGAATAATCCTTCATTCCCACACTCTCCTTATCCTGTGATTAACTGACTGTACGGCAGGGTTTCCACCCACTTGCAGAACTCACGCCACTCATCCAGTTTGTGATTCTGGCGGGAATGGTACATATTCTTGAGAACAGCGTAGTTAAGCTGTACGGTTCTCTTCTGGTTGTAGCAGGTCGGTAACATCTGAATCATCTGCCACCAGTCCTTCTTGTCCTTCCTCTGTAAGAAATCCAGACGGGCATTATTCATAGCGTCAATGACCATGCTGAACACAATGAGGTTCGTAGCGGAAAGGTGTTCCGTGCTGAAATCGCTCAGAACGAACTCCTTTGCCTGGATTTTGTGCATGGTAGAACAAGAGTTTGCCACAGTGCCTACCTTGTAGGTATCGTACTCTTTCCACCAATACAGGGGGGCGGTAATGTCTGCGGTCACGGTAATCATACGCAGGTACTTCCCGTGGTCAGTTCCCGCAGCACCTAGGGTTTCCATCAGCTTCAAGTCATTGTCACCGACTGCATAACAGGCAAACGGTGTGCAATCATGCTCCTTCGGATGACAGATACCGTCCCGGTCAATCACTCCGCACTTCCCGCAATCTACAGCGGGATAGCTGTCTGACTTCTCCCAGGAGTTCTTCGGATTTCTCATACCACGGATAGCCGCCTGCCATCCGTAGGTTTCGACTTCATCAATCTTTATCACAACTCACACCATCCCTTCTGCGGACTCTCATGTAGTCCTTATAGTCCAGGTCATTCATCTTTGCCGCCCTGTGCAAAGCCTGCTTCTTAGTTCCCAGTGTACCGGGGATAGGCTCTTTACTGCCTACCTCATGCACATAATAACGGCTACTGCCTTTCTGCTTTGATACGGTATATTTCAGAATCATCTTCTTCGCCTTTCTTTTCAGATTCTCTATAATGAACTCTGGCTCCAACTTGCATAAAACACTGAACCAGTCGGAGTAGAAGAACCGTTCCAGTTCTGCCAGGTTGCAGTTCGTAGTTGGAACAATGAACCCTGCCAGTAAACTGAGGTAATCGTCTACAGCCTGTTCCACAATCCCGAATCTGAGATTTTCCAGTCCAATGTCATGCAAGTTTCGTCCCCCCCCCATTACATAGACCTCCGTTCGGCAATCTCTGCCATCTTCGCAGCATTCAGACGGGTATCGCCATGAACACGGGAGTAGGACAGGTAACCGTTCATGCGGTCAATCTTTGTGAGGTTGGTGCTGCCGCAGACCGGGCAAACATCCATCTCAAGTTCCTGGTGTCCGCAGTCATCACAGTAGGCAAGAGAGAGGTTCACACCTTCGTAGAAACCAAGCTGCATTGCTCTCCGAACCAGAGTTTTAACTGCTTCCCGGTTGTAGGAAATCGGGTAACGGACATACTGAATCTTGCCACCGTTGAACATATCCCAGAAACGTCCTTCAAGGTTTTGCTTCTCAATCGGGGTCAAGTCCTCTGTCACATGACAGTGGAAGGAATTACTCACATACGGGCGGTCAGATACATTTTCGATAATGCCGTACTTCTTACGGAACTGCTCAATCTGCAAACCACACAGGCTTTCAGCCGGGGTTCCATAGATTGCATACAACCAACCGTCCTCATTCTTGAACTCCGTAACCTTCTGGTTGATATGCTGCATAACTTCCAGGGCAAACTCTCCGTCCTCTGCAATGGACTTACCGTTGTAGAGCCGCTGCAACTCATTCAGTGCTGTGATACCGAAGGAAGCTGTCATGGGTTTCAGCAGGGGCTTGATTTTTTCAGACGGTTTGAGGTGTCCACCATATACACCACCCTCACAGTACATGATAGGGTTGGTACTGGCTTTCATCTCACCCAGATATTCATAGGTACGCTTGTGAACCCCTCTAATCATTTCCAGGTAGTAGTCCAAGACTTCATAGAAGTCACGGCTTTCGGCTCTGGCTTTTGCCAGAATCATAGGCAGG